TGATTAATTAAATTCCTAAATGATATAAAATAGAAGTATGAAAAAAGTGTGTATTATGCTTCTATTTTTTGTAAAGTATAACCTTCTTGAGGAACATTTTTAATTACATTTATTGGCATCTTATTTCTTAACTCTTTTATGAATGATTTTAAGGCATGACTTGTCATCTCTTTATCATTCCAAAGCTCAAATTCTATCTCTTCATATTTTAAAATCGTTCCTCTTTTTTGATATAAAAGATGTAAAAAATCCTTCTCTCTTTTTCGTAAAAGAATTATCTCACTATTTTTATAAATTAACTCTCTTTTTTGCGTATCCAAAATTAAATCATCACATAAATAAACAGGTTTAACTGCTTTTACAAAATATTTATCTAATGCTTCTAATAATTTTTTTAAGTTTAACGGTTTTAAAATAAAATGATTAATATTTAAATTAATCAAATCAATTAAATACTCTTCATTAGAGTATGCCGTAAGCATAATAATCATGGTTTCTTTATCATTTTCTCTGATTTTTTTTACCAGTTCTACACCACTACAATCTTTCATTTGAATATCAGAAAGTACAATTTTTGGTTTGTAATATTCATAAAGTTCAAAACCTTCATTTCCATCACAAGCTTCATAAACTTCTTTAAAATAGTACTTTAATGTATTTACTACTGTCTCTCTAATTCCTGTTTCATCTTCAACATATAGTATAGATATATCTTTTAATTCTTTTAATAATTCTTCCACCTCATATTCTGTAATTCCTAATTTTTCTGCATAGAATTTTTTACTTTTTTTCCAACTTAATAATTTTTCAAGTTGCTCTAGTAGAGAATGGTTTTCAGACATAATTGTATAATTTAATAAATTATTGTAAAGATACAAAAAAAGAATTTATATATACAATAACTAATTGTAAATAAAGTAATTAAATTAATTACAAAAAATCCCAGAGATTAACTTCTCTGGGAATATATTCTTATAAAACCAACAAAATAAGAATATTATATTAACATGCTTGATACGCTCCTAGAACTCCTGTAGTTCCATTTATTAAAAAAACTCGATCGTCACCAGTTAAGTTTCCATAATTAAATATCTTAATGTAAGAAAAACTACCTGTGTGAGGAGTGTAATCATAATTATAACAAACATCGCCTTCTACTGGAGTTATGGTTGTGAATCCTTGCAGCCCACCCCCAGTTGTTGCACTACAAGCTGATGTTCCATTATTATAAAAATCAACTTTAAAAGAATTTAATGGGAGTTCATAATATTTATTTAAAATATTAGAATATCCTTCAAGTCCATTAGAATCGACAACTTTGATTCTAAAACCATAATTAGATTCATTTAAAACCCATATTTTTTCTAAATCCTCTGTGGCAGCACCTTGGTCTATCCACCCTGAAGTAGTGGTTATATTCATTATCTGCCAAGTAGCGGATACTATTGTTGCTCCATTATATGCAGTAAATGCTGTTCCATATAATGACCATGTTGTTGCATCAGAATGTATATCAGATATAATATCCCCCAAAGCATCTTGAGACACTTTAGCAGTTGGATTAATAGGAGTAATTGTAGTTGTGGTAGTTGTAGTGATATTAGACAAATTTATATCTATGTAATTTGTACAAACCCCTTTTGCTTTCACTCTAATAACTGTTGTACCATCTGGCACATTTGCAGAACTAAATCCTGACGATAAACTAGCTTTTGGAACATCTGTTTCAAATGCAGAGACAAATCCATCTATATTAGAATATATATCAAATAATGAACAATCTGTTCCTATTGTTGTTAATGTTATTAATACTGTCATAATTGGTTTATTTGTTGTTTAATTTCAGAAATATCTTGTTTTATTTTTAATATCTCATTATCTATTTTCTGTATAACTAATGTAAGAGAGTCACAAGTCTTTACTCCTGTACCAGGAAGATTAGGACCATCATAATAACTATATGAAGTATCTAGTCTTGGATCACTACAATTTTTACATTTTGAGTTTTCAAAAGGATTTCCTTTTGGATATTCTTCTACTAAATACATATTAAGAAGGTATATACATTATATAATAACATCCTATAGATGGTTGTACGTTATTGTGACCTAGTCCTCCACCATTTGCACCTACAGATGTATTTGCTGAAGCACTTATTGTTGCTGTACTAGTTTTACCTAAAGTTGCAGTATTAGAAGTTCCAGATATACTATACTCTATGTATTGAGACCCTCCACGTACTTCCGTAGAAATTGGTGTAGAGGAAGTTAATGGTACATTGCTTCCTGCTGCTCCTGCAATATTATGAAAATGATCACTAACTATTACAGTAGTTGTAGCTAAGTGGTTATGAGAAGGAATTTGTGCAGTAGATAACACTACAGTATTTACTCCATATTTAGTTCCTAATGAATATGATGGATTTCCAGAAACTGATGGATCTACAGAAGAATCTAATGTTCCTCCTCCCATTCCTGTAGTAGTTCCTACAGAAACTCTACCCCTTTTATCAGGAGTACCATTATTTCCATTACATAAATAAATTTTTTCCCATTCTCCTAGTCCAGCTCCTGTAGAATCAAATTTTCCTGCAATACTTCCATAATATTCGACAGCACTATATGGAACCATTTTATTATACATCTTAGAGCTTGATCCTTCTCCAGAGAGGTATTCTCCTATTAATTGGTTTAATTCTGATAATTTTACATAATTTGTACTAACATTTAATGATAGTGCTGATAATGCTGTATTTACACTACATAATTTTGTGATTACTGCTTGTAACACTTCATTTGTATTTGTATTATCTGTTACTCCAGATATACAGTTTAATGTATATTCTGTATTTATTCCATCTACTTTGTTTTCTATTGTGGTTATTTGTGTTTGTAAATCACATGCAGTTTGTAATATTACATTTATTATATTAGGAAGAGTTAATTCCTGTTCTTCTAAATATTGGGAAATTTTTTCACAAATATAATCTTGATTAATTTCTGGTTTTATAGGTGTACCATCTATTACAGAAAGTAAAAAAGAAAATATAGATTGCTGAACAGAAAACAATGAATCACCGCTTTCTATTCCTAATTCAGGAACATTATTCCCTGTATATTTAGTACATTTATCTGGTACAATATCTGTACATCCGTTATAACAATTTTGATAAGACATATTATTTGTGTATTAATAATTTTATTTTATTTGCAATCATTTCGATTGTATAATTACCAGCATAATCAGAATTACATTGTTTATATAGTAATATTCTTTTATAAATTAATAGTTTATTAATATTATTTAAGTCAACATGTCTATTTAACATGTATATAGTATTATTGTATAAAGATTTACTAACCTCTACAATTTTACAATCAATATTATTAATTAATGTTGTTATATCATTACAATATATACAATCTGATAATTTTGAATATAACATTTTTTATTTTTTAGGTTGAATACTTGCCTTATAGCAATATTTACACATTCCATTTGTTAGTTGACAACTACATGAAACTTGTGTACCACACTTTGAACAATTTGCCATATTTTTAAATTTAATAGTTATTTCCTGTACAATTACAATCTTTTTTAATAAATGTTGTTAACATTTTATCTGCTTTCTCATACAATTTAATTGCTTCTATATTTGCACAATTATTAGCAGAAGCAATCGCTCCCTGTATAAATATATTTATTGTATTTAATTTTACTTGTGATTGCTCTTTTATTACTCTATCACATTCCATCATATCTAATTGCATAAATGCGTTATCAAATTTTTCTTGAAGTTTTTCTGTTCTAAATATATTTCTTGTAATAAAGTTATCTTGTGCAGGAGCAATTGAATATTTTATATTGTATATACCATCAGGAAGAGATAAATATTCTCCAGGTTCAGAAAGTCCTAAACTTACACTATTAAAAATATTTGGTTCTTGAATAGTGAAAGGTAAAGATACAGGCGTGAATCCTGGTACAGTAATTTCTATTGTGGGAGAAGTTACAGTTAGTGGGTCTGGATAAATAGAAGCATCTGTAATATTTAATAAATTTAAATTATACGTTGGTACTACTAATATATCTAATTTTAAATCTGCCATAATTCTAAAAAAATATGTCAGAGGATAGAGATTATCCTCTCGCCTCTGACATAGGTTTATTGTTTATATTTCAAATATTACACTGTTGTTGTTGTAGTGGTAGTTGGAACAACATTAGAAGATGTAACAGTTCCTAATCCTGCAACAAGAACAGATTGAATTGCTGTAGAAGCAGCACTACCTGTTGGTACAGCAACAATTACCATAGAATCTTGTTTTACATAGTCACCCCAAGTATCACTTGATTTATCTACATTATTAAATTTAATATAATAAGTATCGTATACAGTTCCATCAGCAACTTGACTTTCAAAGTTACCATTGAAACCATTCATTCTATATAAATGTTTCAAATAACCTGCTTGATAACTATAATAGTTTTTCTCAAGTTGTGCAATCTCAGCACTAGTTCCAGTAGCATAAGAAGAGTTTTGTACTGTTTCAGCTTCTGCAACAATATTACAATTATCTGCTACAATGAAGTCAGCAGTAGTAGCTGGACCAGCATATACAAATGCTCTAAACCACATTCTATCATATTCAAATGGGAAAGCAGCTACATCACAAGGTTGTCCGTATTTAGTTAATGGTTTACCTGTAATTACTAATTTAGCATTTTGATCATTTCCAACTCTTGCAAATGTATAAATTTTAGAGAAAGAAATATTATCAGAATTAGTACCAGGAGCTTGTTGATTAAATTTTGCAATCAAAGCATCAATTAGTGCAGGTACATCTACATTAGCACAAGGATCTCCATCACATTCTAAACAAGGTGCTTGTACAGTTACAGATCTTGTAAATCCATTAAAATATAATGTATCCAGATAGCTAGAATGTGCTCTAAGTGTCACTGTAATTACGTCTCCTCCTTTCACATTAAAGTTAGAAATTTCAGTAATTTGATTTACAGGAGTTCCTGAGCCAGTTACTTTATACCATTCAGTTACATCACTTTTAGCGATTTTATCTGAGCGTTTAGAGCCTTGTAGATAAGTGTTTTCTCTACCTTGGGCAATGTAAAAATATGGTGCTGCGGCAATGTTTGCTGCTGTAGCAACAGAATAATCATTTTTGAAAATTCCTACTTGTCCAGCAGTTAAGTCTTGTGTAGATCCAGAGCTAGGAAGCGCAGTTTGTCCTACTGGTACTACAAATAATGTGGTTAATGAAAAATCAGCCATTTTGCTTAAATTTATTTGTTGTTAAAAATTATTCGTTTGTTTGAATTCTAAATTGAGCATTTTGCACAGCAGTAACATTCTCTGTATACATTGCTAGATTTTGAACAGTTAAATCTACTAATTCATCTTCTAAATACTCTTCTAGTTCACAATTTCTATTTTCTGATGGTGTACCATCTAATTTTATATATCCTTCTTTATCTATATATTCTGGATAACGCATATACATAATATAGATATTCTTTGGAGTAAAAGTACCGTCTGTAAAAACACTTATTTCATCAGACGATAAAAAATTAAAAGTTTCCTGATATTCAAAAGATGGTTTATAGTGTTCGTTGTTTAAAAAAAACTGTAAATCCCCATGTTTTGCAAGGTCTTTATTTATCCAAATCTTTCTATCTTTACATATGTCTTTATCAGCAAGAATATATGAATCTAAATAAAACATATATTTTGGAGCAAGTTTAGTTATATCAGCATTCCATTGATTTAATTCTTTATTTTTTAATTTCAATGGAAGTTTACCTTTTGTATAATCTATTACTAATCTTTGAAGATCTTCATATCTTTTTTTAAAGGCATCTAAACCCATCCCACTTACTACTGAAAACCCATCAACTTTTTGTTTAATTAGTTTTATTTGAGCCTCATTTAAAGCTAATATCTTATCTTCTAATTGTATTTGTTGATGTGTATTAGAAGATAGCTTATTTAGTTTTTGGTCTATTTTATATAATAAACTATCTACTTGTATCATAGTATTTATTTTTAATCAATAGCTACAATTAAGTAGCTATTGGATATTAATTTATATTGCTGCAATTTTTTTGCTTTTTAGTTTACCTTCTAATGTTAATAATGTATCTTGATTATCATCATCAGCAAGCATTTTTACTAATTCATCTTCATCAACAGCAACTTCATATTCTCCTTCATAAATTTTACCATTCGGTTTCATTCTATAAATAGAGTGATGTAATGCTTGTTTAACAAGGTCTTTAATATTTAATAAATTTTCCTTCATATCAGCAAACTGGTTAAATACTTTTACTGGATCTAATCCACTAAATTTACCATTTTTAAACTCAGTTTGTTTTAGTAAGTT